AGAAGATTAAAAGTGCATCACCAGTTCCACTAGAGAATGTTACTACGTTTAAAGATATTGAAGATGATATTACAGACTTTGTTCAGAATGGATTCAAGAAGGGTTATCAAATTGGGCTAGACAACTTTGATAGCATATTCTCAACATACACATCTCAATTTATAACAGTAACTGGAATACCTTCAAGTGGTAAGTCTGATTTTGTAGACCAAATGGTTGTTGGTTACAATGCAAACTATGGTTGGAAAACTGCATTTGCATCACCTGAAAATGCACCAACATTCCTTCACGCACATAAACTTATGAGGAAGACTTGGGGGAAGATGCCGTCAAGAGCAGATGTAGGAACAGAGAAGTGGGCTGAAGTATCTCAGCACGTTAATGACAACTACTTCTTTATTGATATGGAGAGGTACACCCTTGAGTCTGTACTAAAGAAAGGTGCGGAGCTAGTAAAAAGAAAGGGTATCAAGTGTCTAGTCATAGACCCATACAATAAGGTTAGAGATGTGAGTACAAAGACAGAAGATGTAAATAAGTACACTATGGAGTATTTAACTAAGATTGAAGTGTTCTGTAAGAAGTACGATGTTCTTGTCTTTATAGTGGCGCATCCAACAAAGATGTACAAAAATATGGAAGGTAAGATAGAAGAACCTACAATGTACAACATCAAGGGTGGTGGAGAGTGGTATGACGCATCCTATCACGGACTACTTGTTCATAGAAACTACGAGCAGAATACAGTTAAGGTTAAGGTCTTGAAAGTTAAATTTCAAAACTTAGGGGAGAATGGTGCTGAGGCACACTTTACTTGGAATAGAGAGTCTGGAAGGTATGAACCTCACGTTTCTGACTCTATTGACGAACAAATGCCTTGGGAGAGTTAAGGTATGCCAAACATTAAAAGGTCAAACTCATGGGACATGGGTAGATACTTACCTACAGAAGAAGACATGAAGGCAGCTTCTTGGTGCTTGAATAATGGAATAAGAATATATCCATACCCTGAAGCTCCAGGCTCTTGGTGGATTGATATTGAAATAAATGGAAAAGTAAATAGGTCTCCTTACAAGTATTCAAAATTAAATGTCTTGAAGACCTTGCATGAGTTTTATAGATACTATTATAATAAATATAAAAAATGAGTGATAGAAAGAAAATACCAGTATACAGAGGGGTAATGCAATATTTCCCTGACGCAATAAAAGAGATTGCTAAGGTATCGTATGTAGCAACGCAGCAACATCATCCTGATAAGGAAATGTTTTGGGATAGAGATAAAAGCAATGACCATTACGATGCAATGATAAGGCATCTGATTGACCACGAAGAAAACCCTATTGATGATGACCAACAACTTCATTTAGCAAAGGTAACTTGGAGGGCATTGGCAGGGCTACAAGTTTACTTAGAATCAATTAAATAAAACAATATGATTAAGGACAAAAAAAACAACTCATCATTCCATAAGTATGGTAAGTATAGAGATGAGGTGATAAAATTAAAAGAGAGTTATGGATATGGCTCAAGAAGGATTGCTAAGATTATTTCTGATAAGTATCCAGACGATGAAATCGTTGTAGAGAACTTTGCAAGAGCAATTAGGTCTGGTAATTTTATTCCTCAATCCATCGTTGATGAGTCTTTACATAGAAATAATATGCATCCTTCAGATAATTGGAAGGTAGCTTGTATTAAAGATAAAGAGACTGGAACATCTACACTTGTATCTAATCCTGACTACAAGAATACAGAAGAGGTTGACTACGACAAGATTAGGGAAGACATGATTAAAGAGATGTCTGAGATGTCTCCAACCGTAGAGAAGTATCAGAGAGAGAAATTAGAAGACCCACACTGTTTGATTATTGATATTGCTGACCTGCACATTGGCAAGTTAGCAACTAAGTCTGGTTCTAATAGCTCATACAATGTAAGGATTGCTGTGACTAGAGCATTGAACGCCGCTACAGGGTTGCTAAATAAGTCTCAACCATACAACATTGATAAGATATTCTTTATTATTGGTAACGATGTATTACACACGGATACGCCTAAAAGAACTACAACATCTGGAACCCCTCAAGATACGGATGGTATGTGGTATGACAACTTTGTTATTGCCAGGAAGGTTTATTCAAAAATAATATCTATGCTCTCCGAGGTGGCTGATGTTCACGTTATTCACTGCCCATCAAACCACGACTATATGACTGGTTTTATGTTGGCAGATGCTGTGTATTGTTACTTCCACAACAATGAGAACATAACATTTGATGTCAGTTCTATTCATAGAAAGTATACATCCTATGGGGACAATCTATTGGCATTTAGTCACGGAGACGGATGTAAGATGGAGCAAGTGCCTTATCTTGCTGCACACGAGGCTCCAAAGATGTGGGCTAACACAAAATACAGGTACGCATATCTGCACCACATACATCACAAGGATTACTTCAAGTTCAGAAGCGGTAAGGATTACATTGGTATGACTGTAGAATATCTAAGGAGTCCAAGCTCAAGCGATAGATGGCACAATGACAATGGATATGTTGGGGCAAAAAAGGCGATTGAGGCATTTATACACCACCCAAAGTTTGGTCAAGTATGTAGGCTTACACATAACTTTTAAATAAATATTAACTATATTTGTATATATATGAAAAGGTGTGTAATTATATTAAACCCCCTCAATAAATAATGGCTAAAAGAAAGAGAAGAAAGTTAATTAGAAAGAAAGGGCCTGTAAGGGCAAATAAAGTTGAGTATGATGGTATCAAGTTCGCATCTGGATTAGAGAAGTATATGTATATAGCTTTAAAGAAAGCTAAGATTAAATTCACATATGAGTTGAGGTCGTTTCAGCTTTTAGATTCCTTTTCGTTCAACATTGACTCATACGAAAGACAAGCTAATGGAAAGGGTGAGTATAGAAATCGTGGTCAAAAAAAGATTCAAGGTATAAAATATACTCCAGACTTTGAAGGGAAGGACTTTATAATCGAAACAAAAGGTAGGGCAAATGATTCTTTTCCACTTAGGTACAAGCTATTTAAGGCTTTGATTTCTTCCTTTGATGAAGAGGTAACATTGTATAAGCCTCAGAACCAAAAAGAGTGTGACGAAACAGTTAGATTAATATTAGAAAAAAGAAAAAATGAATCAAAGTAAGTCAGATATTGTCAGAATAAATAAACACTTAGCTAGAAAGGGCTACGCTGAAAGACAGTTTGACAAGTGGGTTAAGTGGGCCATTAATGCAAATGGAGTGGTTAGATATAAAGATATAATTGAAAGGCAAGAGCTTTATGGAGTTACAAAAAAAGAACAATAGTAACGGCATACTTCTTATTCTAGTGTGCTGGATAGCAGTAATAACAATTTATTTATTAAAAAATTATGAGTAGAGAGGAAATGGTTTGGTCGTTTAGAATAGAAACTTACCCTGGAGTGCTTTTAGGTATTAGAACTTACGACAAAAGGAATCACAATAGCCACGTTTTGTATTTCCCATTTATAGCATTTGAATTAATAATTTATAAATAAAAAATTATGAGTAAACAAAAACAAAGTAGGGTAGACCTAGTAGAAAAAAAGATTCAAGCAATTACTAATGTGCTTCAAGGTATTATTAATGATATGAATAATATGAGAGACTTATCTATAGGAACATTAGAAACATTAAAGCTAATGAAAGGATATGACAAGGCTCTTGAGAAGCTTCAAGATAATATTAGGAAAGAAAACGAAGCTAATGAAGAGGAAAAAAAGTTTGAAGGACTTGACGACTAGTATAATATTAATATCATATGTTGTATACATCCTATCATTGGCATATTATAAAGCAAAATATAAACTTAAACAATAAACACGAAATGGAGCTATCTAACAAAATTTTGAGTGACATAACTGTGCATATGAAGTATGCGAAGTACAATCCTGAGTTAAACAGAAGAGAGACTTGGGAGGAGCTTGTCACGAGAAATAAACTAATGCACATTAAAAAATACCCAAACTTAAAAGATGAGATTGAAGAAGTATATAAATTTGTTTACGACAAAAAGGTTTTACCGTCAATGCGGTCTTTGCAGTTTGGTGGAAAGCCTATATCTATCTCACCGAATAGGGTTTATAATTGTTTTGGTGAAGAAACTGAATTTATAACTGAACATGGGCTAAAATCTTTTAAAGATTTCAACCATGGTGATACTGTAAAAGTTTTAACACATACTGGTTATTATAAAAATGCGGTTGTCAAAAATTATGGTAAACAATATTTAAATGAAATAACTTTTTCTAGAGGTAGGTCATTAAGAAAAGTTAGAGCAACTAAAAATCATAGGTGGATATTACATAATGGTGATGAAACTACGGATTTACAACTAAATCAACCATTATATCCCACTCAAAAGAACCAAAATT